ATATGTTGGAAATAATTTAAAACTTAAATTGCTTTTAAGTTATGGGATATCTGATAATAAGAGTGGTATATCATTGGTTGATTTAATAATAAACATACCAAATTTTGTCCAATTTTAAAGGTTCAATTGTGTTATTATACATTTTCTTGTTTATCATATGGACAATGCTCGAGACCAATCGCTTTATTCGCTAATTTATCTGCTCCGTCATTTCCTAATGAATGAACATCTTGGTTATTCGTATGTGCCTTTATATGCATAAATTGAACATTTTGTTGGTCATGGTAAATTTCAAATGCTATTTTTACCAAATACTTATTCGGGATATCCTTTTTCCACCCTTGATTCGAACATTTCTCTCCGTAACTAGACGCACATCTTATAGCGTAAACCGAATCAGATACAATAGTCACCCTTTTCCCCATTAAGATATCATTTTTAATAATATGCCAAGATTTTATAATTGCGGTTAGTTCAGCGGTATTGTTTGATTGTTTGCCTTCAACTGGTTCACAAACATTTCTCGGGTCATCTTGTCCAAGAAAAATACCAATCCCAGCTTTTGCGTTTTCTCTACCATTATTAGAACATGCACCATCGGTATAAACATAATAATCCGGTATAAATTCTTCTTCTGTTTTAGATATTATATCGCACATATGATTAATAGTCAATTGTTTATTATTAATTATTCGTATTTTTCCTTTATATTATTTAATTATCAGGTTATGCGACTTATCTTATATAATCCCATTTTTGATAGTTATTTTTTCGATTACCTATAAATCGTTCGAGATCTTCAGATTCGATCATATCGAAGCAGGTCGAGGAGGAAAAGCGTCTTCTACTAGTTCTATACATATTGGATTTCTCCTTAATTATACTTCTAGTTTTTACTTCTATTAGCAGATATTTCCAGATATTCATCACCCCCGTGTAGTTCATGCGCCGCAATAATCTTTTCCTTATATAGTATAACTCTTTATCATATTTTACTTGCTCGGTTATTTTTATTCTTCTAATATTATCAGTTTTATTGTTGAAATGAACTCTGTAATATATTGCTGATGTATATTCACATTTTTTATTTTTACCATCACACGCAAAATGAGTGAATTTGTAACGATTTATACAGTTAGACTCGCGTAAATAATGATTTATCATATCTACACATTCTTCCCGAGTTAATTTTATGGTCAAATTCTTCGACATTTCTCGTGGTGTAAAATGAATAGAATAACAAGACCATGGGTCATTTTTATCTCCAACTTCAGATTGGTATCCTTCGTCACGTATTGTATTGCGAATATTATATCTTGCAAAATCATACATAACTTCATCTATATTTTTTTTAATATTGTAGTGTTGATATTGTTGATAATTCAGTTTTTCGTAATCACCTTTTATAAACGAAAATATGTGTTTACCAATTTCTTTCGGAACATGTGAGATATTGCTAACAATAGCACCCAATTCAGATATGTTATAATACGTCATATTTGCGTTTAATTTGGAAATGTTTTTTTATTCAATCATGAATCAATTTTAAAATAAGATTGCTGGTAAAAATAGAAAAACTACATAAATAACGCCTCTAACAATAAATATGTAGAAATCCAAAATAAATATACGTGATTTCTTCTAATACATCGATTCTTCCACCCCTTCGTCTACATATTCGTTTAATCCCAGATATGGCCATTCGACACAGTCCTCGTGGTCATCCTCTGGACTGTATTTATTGCATTCATCTAACATCTTGAACATTTCCTCTACCGTCATACCGAGATTTTTCGCGTCTTCTACATCTTTTTCATCGTATAAAATGACGGGTCCTTCCTCTTTGTCGTTCGCTGAAATTACCGAGATGTCGAGTTCATTCTCTTCATCCGAGATAATCCGGGCGTTGTTTAGTTCTTCTGATGTATCCATTTTATTAGTGTGTATATAATAAAATAGATTTAAAGCCTTTCAATTTTATAACCTTTACTCGTTTTTTTTCGAGTTAATACAACATTCTCGTCTTTTTCGTGGTAATTGTCGTGACATGTTTCACAAATAGACATAAGATTCGCGGGATGATTTTTATGAATAACATTCCCGTCTTCGGTTGTAATAAAACCATCATCATCGGCATATTTCTGTTGATGTAGATGATGAATTTCTGTGCCGAGTTCTGTATCACATAGTTCACATATACCCCTTACTTTTTTAGCATTATATTTTTTGCTAATAGAGTGTGATAGCTCTCCTTTTGTATCGGGAAAATATTTAGTGCGAATATTGTAGGCACGTTCGAGAAATGCGTCTGGTAGATAGAGAGATTTACAAACTTCTAAACCATACATACGGTTACCAGGTCCGTCCATTAATTTACGGTCATATACAAGTGCGTCTAATTCACGGTCATAGTGAACCGCCATATGTTTAAACGTAAGTTTATCTAAATCGGTGATTTCTTGATAATTAATGATTTCGTGAAAATGGGTAGCAAATATAAACGAGGAATTATTTGTATGCATTTCTATTAATCCGGAGGCGAATATACTGAGTGCTGATTCAGTTTCAGTTCCAGAACACAATTCATCGCCTAAAATAAGACTATTTTCATCGGATAATTTTAAAATGACTCTTAATTCGGACATTTCGACGGCAAATGTAGATAATCCACGAAATAGGTTATCATTTCCTAAAATACGTGAGAAAATTGCGGTATATGGTTTATAAACGAATTCACTACAAGGAACAAACATCCCAGCTTGTGCTAATATCACCGAAATGCCTAAAGCGCGTATGAAACTTGTTTTCCCCACCGCATTTGTACCATATAACAAAACACCATTTTGTTCGTCATCTCCTAAAACCAAATTGTTGGCGACATATATTTCATTGGTCTGTATTTGTTCTATTAAAACATGTCTTAATCCCTTGGTATTTACAAAGGATTTGGATACACTATTATCGATTCTTGGACAACAATATTTATATTCCTTGGATACGTAGGATTTATTTTGAACGACATCTACTTTTGAGATATATTGCGCTATATTCTCGAGATTATCATAATAATTGGTTTCGATAGACTCTAGCACTTTTCGATAAGAAATACTGATTAAACGATTCATATAATCTTTTTGGTAGTGCATATCCCGGCAAATCTTATTTAGTAATGGAAATTCGATTTCATCACAAGAATTTGAGGCAGAAGTAAGTCGAATATCTCGCCAACGTGTACCATTAAGACCGTCAATCTCTTCATCGCTCATAGAACTGATAAACGATTTCAATAAGAGACCACGTTTCTTTGTAATTTGAAGACTTGTGCCGGATTTCTCGGTGGTATGTATTTTAACATATTCAATGGAACTATCCTCCTTTTTGTCTTGTTTTTTAACGGAATCGTTCAGTGTGGTATATATAAATTGAAATAATTCGTTATTTTGGCGTGACGTTTCTATCAAATTATCTAAATCTTGGTCAAATCCGGGTTTAATAATACATTCATCGAAGACATTCATCGAAGAAGTGGATTTACATCTATCAATCCATAAAACACTATCTAAATATTTAATAATTTCACTACACGATGCTGAAATATCAGTTTCGGAAGAGTTTAGATAATGTTTTAATTTCAAATTATTAGACATATCATGATAAATATCAATCGTCAGGTTAATCGAATGATATAGATAGTAGATAGAAGATGGATAAATCTTCCGCATAACAATTTGTCGACATAATCGTTCAATATCTCGCATTTGTGTTAATTTCTTTCTTAATTGGGGGACAGTCTCATACATAGAATCAGTCAACATCTCACTCACCATTTGATATTCTGTATTTAACCATGTCTCATCCGTAGTTGGATTGACTAATTGTGAATAAAACACCCTTCTTCCCATAGAAGTACAGCATTTATTCAAGAAAGAATTCACTGAAGAAAGGTGACCGCAATGAGAACCATCGATTGAATTATCGTCAATAATATTGAGTTGCTTTAGTGTATGATTCGCCAACAACATTTCGGTTTTGGTATGAAATATGGGGGTTGTGATATTTTTTACCAAATTCGGGTTATGTTCTTGGACAAAATCCAAAAGATAACAAAATGATTGGGTCGCAGTAGGATAAATGTTAAATTCGGCACAAGCATTCACGGTATCTTCCCCGTAGAATTTACCCAAAATATGAGATATATACTTTTGTTGTGAGCAATGTTCAACTTTTTCGGACTCCATACTATTGATGAAATGGATTGATCTACTTTTAATACCTGAAAATTGGACAATTTTATCAATCTCTTCTTGGACAAATGGGGAAATAATAATCACTTCACTAGGAGAATAAATAGCAATCAACCGTTCTAGTTCATCGAAGGTAGTAGGTTGTATAGATAGAGGTTGTTGAAATTCAGATATATAAGATGTACCAGTCAATATATTTGCTACAGAAACCCCGCAAATCATACTTTCACGAGTCTTGGACATTGTATAATTCTGAACAACTCTGTTTTGTAAAACGGGTTTATATACATCTATCCAAATACACGCAATATTGTTTGTTATTTTGTCTTGTGTTTCAGAATCATATGATATATAAGTGCCGGCAGAATGAACACTATCAAAAACGCGTTTTATTTCACTCCCCATTTTTTCTTGGACATATACAACCGCCGTATATCCAGACGTGGTTAGTTTTTCCAAATATTTATCGATGGTATAATCACGAAATCCGGCCATTAATACTTGTTTCTCTTGATATATCGATTTTTTCTCTGAAATATTTAAATTACATATTCTTGAAAATTCGCATATATTACTATCTTGGACATCACCTTTCTCATTACGAAATCCATAGACCTCGAAGAACGCACCTACTTGAAGAAGAAGTATCGTTTTTTCACCATATTCTTTGATATATTTGTTTGTAATTGATATATACTCACCATAAATCGAGTCACACATTAGTATAGTTTATAGATATATATTTATATATATTTTAAAAATATATAGTCTATAAAATTGAAAGGCTTTTTATATTAATATATGATGATTATATAATCAAACGTGTGAAATAAAGATGGACAATGGATATGGACAATATGTAGTGTTAGATTTAAATGAGACGACGATGAATCTTGTAGATTTTGAACAGGAGCATTATCAAGAATACAATATGCAGTTGGATACCTACGAACATTTATTAGAATATGATTCAAATACTTATATACAAGATAACACAGTAACACCATACATAGTATTGAATACGAGTATATTTATAAACCCGATCGTGCATATAGTCACGAATGTAATAAGTTGGTTTAAATAGGAAACAAAAAAATAAAAAAAGGTACATGTTTTTATTTTTATCATTTATAAAAAAGGAAAGGTCGTTAATAATATATCCAAATCAATCTTATTTCCGTCATTATATAACAATGATTCATTATAATTGTTTAAATTATTAATTTTAATATAATCCCTGTTTTGTGAAGCAAAATAATCTTTAAATTTAAAATCACCTTCTGATAGTTTGTATTCATCCAACCACACATTTGGTATATCGTAAGCATCAGAACATATTAATCCGTGTAATGACGAACTAACAATTGCCTTGCATGAACATATATAATTTATAACATTTTTCCATTCATCAGTAGGATTTATTAAATAAAAACGAGTTGTATCTATATTATTAAGATATTTTTTATAATTAGATTTATGAGGAACAATACCTACTTTATCCTTTAAATTATTTATTATAATTGGTTTATAAATTTTAGGTAATAATAAGGCGGGATCTCCATAAATTGAAGGCACTTGTATATTTTTACTTATTAAAAATTGCCTGGTTAATGGACCTCTAACCGCACATACATTTAAATTATTATATCTATGCCCATTTTCAATATTATTTGACGTACGAACACCAGATCCAAATATAAATGAATTATTTTTAGCCACATGTATATAAGAACCTACACACACAATATTCAATAATATATTATCGTTATTAAACACCAATTTATATTTAGATTTATTTATCAATTGTTCAGTTATAAATTTAGATAATTCGTCTCCAAAATTACCGTGTAATGATTTGTCTTTAAAATAAATTAAATTGACTGTTTTTTTATCATTATGACTCATTTATATATAGCCACAAATTTATTTATACCATTTTTTACGATATAAACCAAAAACCAAAAACCAAAAACAAAAATAGTTGAGATATATTTGAAATGGAACTTTTTAAAAAGTTCCAAAATAGACATGGGCTGGAAATGTTCAACGGTAAAAACAGTTGAAATAACGATTTAGACCATAATGCAGTATTTTGTAAAACAATGAGAAAAAAATGGCTGCATTATATTTTTTTAAAAAGGTATTTATTTTATGCGGAAAGGTTTAGGGGTTTTATTGTGTAAGTATCATATACTTACAAATGACTTACAAAAAAAACCCAAAAAAACCCAATGAATTTATATGTGAAGAATGTAACTTTAAATGCTGTAATAAAAAAGATTATAATAGACATTTATCCACTCGTAAACATAAACTACTTACAAATACTTACAATGAAGTCCAAAAAAACCCTGATGAATATGTTTGTGAATGTGGTAAATCATATAAACATCGACAAAGTCTCTATAGTCACAGAGCGAAATGCTATTTACAACAACAACAACAACAACAACAACAACAACCTCCAAAAGAAGATAACAAAGACAATATCATAAACACATTGGTTGCCGATAATAAAGAGATGAGAGATATGTTTTTAATGTTTATAAAAAATCATGCGGAGAGTCAAGAAGATATGACTAAAAAAATAATACAAGAAGTGTTGCCTCTTATAGGAAATGACCATCATAATACGACCAATACAAATAGTCACAATAATACATTAAATTTCTATTTAACAAACACTTGTAAGGATGCTGAATCAATAACAGATTTCACAAGCCGATTTTGCGAACGGATTGAGACATTTTTCAATGGAAATTATGATAAAATAGCACATAATCAAATAAGTCTGGCGGACAATGTACAGACCATATTTTTTGAATGTATGGATGATAAAACCCAAAATAACCGTTTTATTCAGACAACGGACAAGAAAAACGGCATATTTTACGTAAAAGAGCAAAAAAAGAACGAAGAAAACAAATTAGTAGGAGATGCAGAATTCGTAAAATACAAGGATGGTTTTGATAAACATGGAGCCAAACTAGGACACGCAATACATAAGACAATCAACCCATGTAAGGAAGCGTGTATACCAAAGTTAGAACAGACAATACAAGCAAAGCCAAATGAAGATGATTATGAAGATGACGACGAATATGAACAAGCATATGATAATTATCGTGAATCAATAGGTGAAATAAAAGAGAATCTAATGTTTCAAACACATTATGCGATGAATCTCTTTGATAACAAACAAGTCCGAGAAAAAACGTTGACTCAAACAAAACGAGTAAAAGATATATCGTAATAATTTTTTGAACAATACTCAAATATATAAAAAACAAAAATAAAAATAAAAAGAACAACATTTTATTTTTATTTTACTCAACACCAATTACATAATTTCATCATGTAAGGATTTAATAGATTTTGAAATATATTTCATTTGTTCAAAAGACGGTAAAAATGTGATACGAAAATGAAATGTATCTTCTTTCTGTCCAAACCCATTCCCAGGAACACAACATATACCATATCGTTCTAATAACTGCATACAATAATACGTATCAATCTTCATATCAGCTTCCATCGCTAAATATATTAATTTTTCTGTAGGTAATATTCGTGGAAATATATACATAGCCCCATTTGGCGGATTACAAGTTAAATTATGAATATTTTTCAATTCGTTATATAAATAAGTAGATTTATCTTTCATAAGGTTATATTTATATGCGTATTCTTTATGATATGTATCATCTTTATCTTCATTCATCAAGCCAATTAAAACTTGTCCAGAAATATTCGCACATAGACCCATACTTGCGGACTTATCAATAATCGATGTTAATTCGTCGTCAATATTATACAATTCCATATAACCTCCACGTTGTCCACATTCGCCGGTAAATCCTTTCGAAATACTATGAAATGATATAAGTTGTGTTTTTAGATTATGTTTGGAACAACATTTTTTGGCTGATACAAAATCGCAATCAAACACATTTTCTTGATATACTTCGTCGGCAAGTAATATAATATGGTGTTTTTCACAAAATAAACAAATGTTTGTAATATCTTCTTCTGTAAGAACTTGACCAGTTGGATTGCCTGGATTAATAAGAACCATACATTTTACATCTTTAGTAAGTCGTTCAATATCGATACTCCAATTTTTATTTTCGATTAAGTGATATGAAACAATATCGTATCCCATACTATCACATAAAGCACTATATAATGGATATTCGGGTTTAGGAATCATAATACGATTATCATTTTCGTTAAATATAGATTTCAGTATTGATGTAATCGCACTCGTTGCTCCATCCGTCAAATATATATTATCTGGATTACTTTCAAAACCATCACGCTTAAAAATATAATTTGATACATTTTTCCGAATATAAGAATGCCCCTTACTATCTGTATATGATCCTAGGTCTTTGATATGTTCGGTATATTTATAGCATATGTTACGACTATTTTCGGATAAATGTTGAATGATACTTGGATTCTGAATACCACTTAATACTTCTCTATACATCGTGAAAGGTTTTGTATCAAATATAAGAGGATTTCCAATATTACAATATATTATTTCACGAGTACGTGCGATTTCTTTCGCACGATTATAAAGTAACCCTCGTACAGCATAACTGGCCTTTTGTAGTTTATTATTATAATTAGGCATATAATATAATAATATTAATAATTTTACAAAATAATATATCAATTGTCTGCAATATCATTCACATAATTAAACAAAAGATTATCAGCATTATGATTTTCAATTTCACCACAAACAAGATTCGCACTTTCAAACATTTTTCGGATTACATCATTCGGGGCACTTGTACCAACCCGGATAAATCCACGTTTAATTAAATATCGCTTCATTTCCTCCATAGATTTATGTTTAATTTCTTGAGTTTTATTCATAATATTATTTCGAATTGTTTTATTAGAAATAAGAACTGATACTTTTGATTGTCCATTCTTTTTACCCACATTATATGTTCGCCGAACAGTGCGTCGTTGTTTTTTGCGATATAGACGAGGTTCAACCTTTTTCTTTTGAAATCGCATCATCGACGTTATTTCGTGTTTTTTATCATCTGTTGGATAGACCTTTTGTGTGGATTGTTTCCAATCGCGAAATGTAGGTAGACTTCCATTTTTCATACACCCCCATGCAGGAGTTGCTGCGTGTTGAATTGTAGGGTTAACAAGAGACATTGTTGTAGGTTTACTATCAATATCACTAGTATCGATATCGATTGGTGTTAATCTAGAGGATATGATAGGCGTATTACAAGACATACTACTACCATTATTATAATTCTTACTCGTAAAGTTGTGTTTATTAGAACTTTCCGATGCGGTAACATCTTTCAAAAATCGCAATGATTCATCAAATTCACTATTAAAACTAGTATCGACCGGTTTTTTCTCACATTTGGGCGTTTCTCCTTCCATTAATTTTTTATAATTATCTTCTTGTTTTTGTCTTAAAAAACGTAATATATGTTGTTTTCTAACGGTTTTCGTCTTTTCCTTATGTTGCCTTATTTTAATATCATTTGATTTTTCTTTTTGTTCTTTTTTCCCCTGTTTTTTACGTGTTCCCCCTTTAGATGAACTAAACGAGAATAGATCGGGATTAATAGATATAGTTTTGTTCATTTTAATTACAATATCCAAAGAAGTAAAAATATAATATTATACATACAATCCAAATAATTGTGTTTTTTTCTCTACTTCATTATTCTCATTAAAAATAGCAAACCCTCTTTCTAAATCTTGGACATTTATTTTTTTACGTAGATCCGGATCTTTACCATATACACGTCGTCCGTGACTCATTTTAATATATGAGAATAATTGTTCCATATCCCGACCATAATGGCGAAACGTTTTATAATTTATTTTAAACCATTTCAATAAAACATCATCTTGTATGGTTAATTCCCAATTATTTTCGCATACTTTTTTGTTAAATATCGCAACAAGTTCACTACAATCGTATTTTTCTAAATGGAATCGCCAAATAAATCGTGACGCAAGTCCCTTATTTGCTTTTAAAAACCCATTTTCGATTTCGTCTTTATATCCAGCAATAATAACCATTAATTCACCTTTATGTCTACTTAATGCTTCACAAAGCGTGTCGATACATTCCCGAGAAAAACTATCACCTTCGTAATTATTGGCCAATGAATATGCTTCATCGATAAATAGACATCCACCGAGCGACTCTTCGATTACTTTTTTGGTTTTTATAGCAGTTTGTCCTAAATATCCGGCAACTAAATCACTTCGATTAACAGTTTTGAATACATTTTTCTTTAATATACCTAATTTTGAATACATTTTTCCTAAAATCGTCGCGATTTCGGTTTTCCCGGTTCCAGGAGGACCACATAAAACGGTATGCATAAAATCGGAATCGCTATCCTTGTGTAAATCTTGGACAAAATATAATAATTGGTCCAATATTTGTTCTTTAAAATGTTGAAGACCAATCATGTTATTTAAACTAACCAATTCTTCTTTAATATTCATTAACGATTGTAAATCGATATTATATTCTGTATCAGATTCATATGGATATTTCTCTAAAATATCGATCAAGTCAGATATACTACATATATCAGTTGATATAACGACGTGCTTTGTCTTTAATGGTATATCGGGTTCACCTATAGGGGGTTCGGTAGAGGGTTCTCTTGAAAACTCCTTACGAGAAACTTCATTCAACATGGTGGGTGATGGTGGTAAAAATTGGACATTATTAACATTTTGATGTATAGGTTGATGAATATTTTGGTCTATATTATGATTCGTCGTCTGATTATAGTATACACTACTATCATTACAAAACTCTACCATATTTAATTGTTGTTGGCTATAATGATAATCACATAGTCGTATAAAATGTGAATATTCAGAATATTGTGTAGCATTTTTTTTCTGTTTTTTATCCAATAGTTCTAGAAATTTGCTTGTTTCCATTAGACTATTAAAACCATTGTTTTTAATTGATTTAACGTAAAATTCATATTATTAAATATAAAATGAAAGAACATAGAAAATTGATTCGAAGTATATGGTAATATCTAGGTAACAAAAAAGATGTCGTCAGAAATTAAACTTGATGCTAGTGTTCAACGATCCAGAGTGGGTAAAACCGTGCGTATTAAAAAACCTAAACGTATTGCTACTAAAGATTGTGTTACTAAAGATGATGTTAAATCAATGATTGACGAGTCAAGTAAGACTGATGATTTACAAAAGGAACTCGAAACAGGTGTTTTATCACATCTAAACAATTATATCGAAGAACCATTTGAAATTATTCAGTCATATTTTAAGGGACAGTATCTAGAACGGTTAGTTAGACATCAAATCGAATCATATAATCATTTTATTAATTATCAAATATTCCGAACAATTCAGATGTTTAATACGGTGATCATCCGTTCAGAAAATGATTATATTCCCGAGAAGGACCTATATCTACTTGAAATAGAGATTTCATTTAATAATTTTAAACTATATCCTCCTCAAATTCATGAAAACAATGGTGCTACAAAGGTGATGCTTCCGGATGAAGCAAAATTGAGAAATTTCACATATGCCTCCACTATGACGGTTGATTTAAACGTGAAATACACCATTCGTAATTCTGAATCGATGGATAATCCCAGAGTAATTACAAAAGTACTGCCCAAGATTAATATCGGTAAAATGCCGATTATGTTGAAATCGTCTATTTGTGTGTTAACCCAAAATAAGCATATCCATCCCTCGATGACCGGAGAATGTGAGATGGACTGTGGGGGATATTTTGTAGTAAAAGGTTCGGAAAAGACAGTATTGGGTCAGGAACGTGCCGCTGAAAACAAAGTATCGTGCTTTGATGGAAAGAATACTACAAAATGGTCTTGGTATGCGGAAATCAAATCCGTGCCTCATTTTAAGTGTATTTCGCCGAAACAGATTGAGATGATGATTTCGAGTAAGAATAATGGCTTCGGATATGGGTTGTTTATTCAAATCCCACGTATTAAACAGCCAGTCGAGTTATTCGCGTTGTTTCGAGCACTCGGTGTAATAAGTGATAAGGAAATATGTGAATATATTATTCTAGACATCGATAGTGATAAAGAAACTGAAATGACGGACTATTTACAGGCGTCTATTATTGACGCGAATAAATATATGACGAAAGAGGATGCCGTCGCATATATTACATCGCACGCAGCATATACACCCATTAATATGGACCGTGAGAAGGGACAGTTGAAAAAACAAGAATTCGCGAATGACGTCTTGAATAACGACCTATTCCCCCACTGTAAAACGCATACACAGAAACTCTATATGCTGGGTTATATGGCCAAAAAACTCATCCAAACTGGTAAGGGTTGGTTGCCTACTTGCGACCGAGATTCATATATGAACAAGCGTATTGAACTAACCGGAACACTATTGAATAATCTTTTCAGAAACTATTTCAACAAACTCGTGAAAGAGATGCAGAAACAAGTTGTTCGTGAGATTAACAATGGGTCTTGGCGTTCATCTGAAGATTATGAGAATATCATTAACATGACGAATATTTATAAGATTATGAAATCGATGACTATTGAGAATGGTATTTCGCGTGCTCTATCTACAGGTGACTTTAGTATCAAACAGGCAAATACCAGCAAAGTTGGTGTAGCCCAGGTATTAAACAGACTTACATATGCGTCTAGTTTGAGCCATTTGAGACGTATTAATACGCCTCTGGAGAAGAGTGGAGAACTTATTGCGCCCAGAAAACTACATAATACGACGTGGGGCTTCCTTTGTCCAGCAGAAACACCAGAGGGTCAGTCAATTGGTGTTGTTAAGAATATCAGTTATATGGCGCATATTACTATCCCTACTACAAGCACAACTCTTTATGACTATATTACACCTCATATTATAACTCTTGAGGATGCGACATCAAAACAATTGTATGGTAAGGTGAAAGTCATTGTGAACGGGTGTTGGATTGGTGTTAGTGAGAAACCAGTCGAATGCTACAAAGACCTGCGTGATAAGAAATGTAAGGGTGTGATTAATATCTACACATCTATCGTATTTGATTATAAAAAACTAGAAATCCGTATTTGTAACGATGGAGGAAGACTTACTCGACCGGTTCTACGTGTTGAGAATAACAAGGCTATTATTACAAATGATATTATTGAGAAACTCTCTAAAAATGAACTAAATTGGAATGATTTGCTTACAGAATGCCGATTGGATAAGTCGATCATCGAATATATCGACCCAGATGAGCAAGAATTTTCGACAATTGCGATGAAGACAAAGGAGGATGAATATGTACAAAAGGACCAAATATTAAACTATTCATATTGCGAAATTCATTCGAGTTTGATATTTGGTGTTGTAGCATCTTGTATTCCATTTCCCGACCATAATCAGGCACCTAGAAACACATATCAGTGTGCTATGGGTAAGCAGGCAATGGGTATTTACGCTACAAATTACGACAAACGTATGGACAAGACCGCTTATGTGTTAACATATCCATCCAGACCTCTGGTAGATACACGTCTAATGAATATGATAAAGTTGAATAAAGTTCCATCAGGAACACAAATTCACGTAGCAATCATGTCGCATACTGGATATAATCAAGAGGATTCTGTATTGGTCAATAAGGGCTCGATTGACCGTGGACTATTCTCGGCAACTATTTATCATACTGAAAAGGATGAGGATAAGAATATTATCCGTGATGAGATTATTCGTTGTAAACCTAATCCGGCAAAGACAAAGAGTGTGAAGTTTGGTAATTACGATAAACTAAATACACAAGGATTCATCCCAGAGAATACGTTGGTTGAGAACCGCGATGTAATTATTGCGAAAATCGTGCCCATTAAGGAAAACCGCAATGACCCTACAAAGACGATTAAATACGAGGACCAGAGTAAGACCTTTCGAACTGCTGAAGAAACGTATATCGACAAAAATTATACGGGCAGAAATGGTGACGGATATAACTTTGCGAAGGTGCGTATTCGAACATTAAGAAAACCTGTTTTGGGAGACAAGGTATCATCCCGTCACGGACAAAAGGGAACGGTTGGTAATATCATTCCTGAATGTGATATGCCCTTTACCAAAGATGGTATTCGTCCAGATATTATCATCAATCCTCACGCTATTCCGTCTAGAATGACTATTGGACAGTTGAAAGAAACTCTATTAGGAAAGGTTCTACTCGAATTGGGACTATTCGGAGACGGCACTAGTTTTGGTAATCTAGACATCAAGACGATTTCGGATGAATTACAAAATTTGGGTTATGAGAGTTATGGGAATGAGGTATTATATGATGGTCTCACTGGACAACAAATGGAAACCGACATTTTCATGGGACCTGTATTTTATCAAAGACTTAAGCATATGGTAAATGATAAGCAACATAGTCGTTCGATTGGACCGATGGTGAATCTGACTAGACAACCAGCTGAAGGTAGAAGTCGTGATGGAGGATTCAGAATTGGAGAGATGGAGAGAGATGTTATGATATCACACGGTATTTCGAGGTTTTGTAAAGAGAGATTGTATGATGTTTCGGACAAATATAGTGTTCATATTTGTAAACGTTGTGGTATGATCGCATCTTATAATGATGGTTCGAAACGTGGGTTTAAACAAGACAATTTCACTATTCATAACTGCTCCACTTGTAGTAATACAACTGACTTCGCAAAAGTGGATATTCCTTATGCATATAAACTTATGCAGCAGGAGTTACAAACGATTAATATTGTTCCTCGTCTAATTGTCGAGTAAGTATGTGGGGTGTTACTTATGTCCATACCGGTCACGACGGTCATTACCGAACATAAAAATGGTTTGCGATTGTTGCGGAAGCGTCGTGTGATGGTAGTATTGCTCACGAAGGCGGTTATTCAAAGGATTATCTGCCATTCTGTGGTCTTGGTGTACTTTGGGCTGTACTGTGGGCGGTGCTGTGGGACCCTTCTTCCTCGATTCTTTAGCTTTCTTGCCGAATGGATTATTTTGGTTAGGCGAATTGCTGGACGTGGGTGTAGCTTCATGTAATTCGTCTACACTAGTTGGTGAAACATTTTTTACTCCGGGTATTATTAATGTTGCATCAATAAACCTATTAATGTTGTTAATAAACGCACGCTTGCTTGGATCAGGAGCAGGCCTATTATCATAATTCCAGGTCCAGGTCAAGACGGTTAACTGGTGGTATTTTGATAAATTATCATAAATAATTTGTAATGCGTCGCTGGTTACAAATGTTGAAGAAATTTGTTTAAATATTTCTAATATAAAGTTTATGTTTTCTTTTTTATGATAATAATAATATACTATCTTTTCAAAATACAATAAAAATACATAACAACGCAAGACATCCTTCGTGATTTTTATCTTGATTTCCCCATTCTCTTCACTATACGTATTTTTATCCGCAACTTCATAAAATAAGTCTACACTTACATCCATGATTTTAACGGTAACGTCATGAGAATTTTTTTTATAACAAAAATTTTGAGGTTTACAGTCAGAATTAAAATATATATTACCTGGGACAAAACGTTTTTTAAATTCTGCCACCATACCGGAGGTAATAATTGTAGTCTCCTTGTCGGTAAATATCAAGTTTTCTTCGGAGGGTATTTGAATGTTAGAAAGTGTAATAATTTTTTCTAAAAATGATATAATATACGTTTTCACCTCCTCCACATTCACCTCCTCCTTCACCTCCTCCTCCTCCTCATCCTCCACAATATCAACATCTTCAGATGTGTCTAATTTGACGTCCGGATATTTTTTTTTTATTTCTTCTATTAATATAATATTCTCACTATATTTTTTATCATCAACAGTAGTACCAAGTTCAATATTATCACATTTTTCTACATTATAAGTGATAGTTTTTTTCACATCATGTAAATCACTAACTTGTACTGATGTGCTAGGGTCGTGTGAGAACAATGTTTTTAATAACATATATTCGTATATATTATTTTTCCGCTGATCATCATTTACATATGAAATTTTTACCGCTAGTTTATTGTGAACCGTATTACAATCAAGTAATTCAAAAATTTCTTTAGAAGCCCCTCTTCCTACCCGCCTACCGTTATATATTATTCCGCCACCAAATATTTTTTTCATAATAAGTTTTCTACGCATAGAACGTCTTTTTTTCTGCGTACTACGTCTTTTTTTCCGTTGTGTATTACGTTTTTTTCTATTATTATGTTTTTTTCGAGTTTTTACCATTATATATATATATAATGATAAAAAAACATCTAAATGATACAATATTTAATCATCACAATCACTATTCAAATAATTTAATATATTACCAAATACATTGCCCGTTTTTATAATAATATCCGGAACCAATTCATTAAATTTTGGAAGTTTCACATTTGTTTCTATAAAATTAGTAATCATAACAGATTTTGTTTGTTTCACCCATTTTTTTATATCATAATCAAATATTCTTTCTAATTTGGTGATATTTCTACCGAATGTAGGATTCGCTTGTTTGAATTCGATGAGTGATCGTTTCAATAAAATTCGATAATCGCTTTTTCTTTCCGCTGTACGTAAAGAATAACGATATATAATATACATAAACATATAGGGTTTTAAAGCATCTACAATAACTGATTCGGGGAAATCACAATTAAAATCAAATAATTCATCAAAACACTGCATTTCCAACATTTCTTGAATATACTGATAATGCTCATCACAAGAACCATTTTTCACAAAACTTTTGATACAGTGTTCACGAATAAAGACATCATTTGAAAACTTAAACAACTCAATATCAAAATTGGAACGGTAGAACATTTCCATCAAAAAGGGTATTTTATAATTCGAAAAGCGTATTGCTTTGTAAATGCGATATAGAATTGGATATGAAAACTCTTTATTTGTATAGGGGTTCTTGGGTAAATATGCTTCCGAGAAAAATTCATCACAAAATCCCAATGAGGATTCACAAATCTTAATCAAATCACTAATGGTGAAATAATAAAGAGCACCGTCTTGAAATATAGTGGTGGATGTATATGGATTTAATTTTATTTCGTCCATGCTTAAATCGTGAGATACTTTCACGGAGATAGATTTATATTTACACCTATTCACAAATCGAGATAATACATTGTATTTTTTCCGGCTCTCAAAATAAATATTCCATAATTTCTCCTTATGTTCATCATTAATAAAAAGGTTACTGATAACATTATTCCATCTTACGATATGACCTTTTTTTTGTGGGTTATTAATAATATCAAACGAATAATGCATAATGTAATAATTATGTTGCGTATAAATATTATAATCGCGATTGCAGTGAACATCATTCCATCTATCGTCTGAATTGATGATATGGTTTGATACATCATTATTCATTCCCAGCGTATGATATATGCATTTTATCCATATTTTATCCATTTTAATTATATAACAATATAAACTTGTATTTATATTATTAATATATATATTTAAAGATGACTAGTGAAAATAATAATTTCACGTATAATCCAGATGTAATAGATGCTCCTATTCAGATACATACAAACGAACAAAAACAGTCATCGTATGACGATTCATTTGAAATAAATGATATACGTTCATCACCGGATTTCAGGGGCATATCTTTTTCTAATTTCAAAAAAACCGATGTAAAACAAAAAATGATAGATTGTATGTTAGGTGAAACAATAGAACCAGCGTGTTATTGGTGTAGTGAATTATTATGTGCGGGACATTTTTCAGAAGTATGGGAAATCATTTTATATTATATATCAAAACATATACATTTGGGTAATCCAAAGATAGCGATATATGTAGAAATGAGGTATAATAATTTCAAAAATATCATGAATCAGGGAACATTTATTGCGGACATCGATGCTCGTAATAATCAAAATGTTCGAAAATTATTCGCCGAAATAATCTGTGTATTAAGTCTTTCCAAGAGAAAACCTGGATTCGAACCGATAAAAATTAAATCATCAACTGATTTCGATTCTACACAAATCGCTACAAAATTAAAAGCAGACGATGTGACGTATATTCAGGATATATTTAAAAAAAAGGATCCTCGTGAATTATATATAGCATTAAACGAATTTGCCTATGCGTTGTCTGAAAAGGGATTAAATATGGCGAACGCGTGTTATTGGTTAGAATGGTGTTTAGAATTTGAAACAGTTTGTAAAAAACGAAAAGAGAAGATATTTTGCGAACCGCGTAATTACCGTGTAGAAAATAAAGTCCGAACAAACATTATATGGATATTCTGGGATGTGATAATGGAATGCAGTGCGAAAAAAAATAACAAAATCGTGGATAAAATAATATCATCATTATTAACATTATTCACGATAAAATTCACAGATGCGACGCCGAAGAAACGAAGATATTTGTTATATTATGCTATCGAAATAATAACAGAACAAATAAATACAAACATAGATGTTTTACCTGACAAGACAGTGATACAAAACGTAACGAATAGTATAAATACCATATATAAACAAATAAAGAAAAACGAACAAGCCCCAAAAACCGAATATTTATTCAATGGATTAGACAAAAAAAAGGCAATCGAAAAATCAATAAAACAAATAGAACTGGTAAATTCAATGGACACTACTCTATAAATAATATTTTAAACCCATATCTATGATTCGCATACCCGAAAAATCGCTCATAACTGTGTTCAATCATTCCATCTCGTATATTTTCACTATTTGTTTTATGTTTTAAAGCATGAAAAAGATTGCCTGATAAATTCATTTTTTTATGATTATCTATATAGTGTTTATATAGTCCATTTTTATCAAAAGGTATTTTACCTAATTTATCCTTATTGGAATGATAGTACCAATTATAATCAAAGGTATATTCATTATTCATTGAATTAATAATATTTTTTATATCATATTTAAAAAACAACTGTTTCATTATATCAAACCGCATCCAAAAAATAGTTCCAGTACAATATACCTGTTTAATAATTGTTGTATTTTCATTAAAATACCACGATAATAATTGTTGTAGATAATGTTTATTACGCATAAAATCAGAATGTGCGTCTATACATCTCGATTTTTTAGATGCTATAATACCAATATTCGTGCGACTCCTGAATAATTCCATCGTATTTCGAATATTAGATATATTTCCTAATAGTGGTTCTATGAGTTCATTACGCATACCATCGTGCGTTTTTGTATGCAATTTAATCATATAATCATATGTCTCATTATTTTCTTTAATAATTTGTAAAATATGGAAAAAACTACCAATATCAAAACCGTAATTACAAGATACAATGAAATTTTCAGTTGGATACATTTGTTTAAGATGTATAATATGTTGTGATTGAATCGTATCAATAATATTGAAATAAAATGTAATATCATAATCGTCGTAACTCGCTTTTATCAAATTATCTATATATACTTTCATTTTTAGAAAAATATGATAACTCCCTATGTGAACAATACACAGAACACTTGTTAATGAATCTTCTGATTTTTTAACAACCTTTTTTTGTATTATATTATAACGCATATTATAAATAGAATTTAACGACCATAACTTACTGTAGTGAAGGTTACTTTGATTTGCTGTCTGTTCCACTCTATATTCCTTATATAGGTCTATTATAGGTGTATTGTTATAAATAATAACATTTGAAAGTTCATGGTGAAATAATTTTAGTTCTTTTATAAAATCCATATTATTATCAAATTTTAATTCAAAATATTTGCTTCCCAATAATCCAGGACCAGTTGGATATAATGCGTTCTTACCATAAAAAAATATTCCTACATTTTTCACTATTTCATCAATGCAATTCTTTAATATAATATTTTTTGGTTTTGTAACAATTAGTGCTGTGTATATCCCATATTCACAGTTATTCCAATTTGAATCCAATGTCTTACCACAATGGTCTAATACAAAGTGTTCACGATTACATAAATATTTTAATTTAAAATCATTGATAGTATTATATTTTATATCTATGTAAATACCCCCGTTTATATATAAAACACAGTATCTCCATAAATCTGATTTATATGATGATGGGGATAACATATTGTATGCGTATACAACGTCTTCTGGAAAATGAGTCTTTATGAATTCATCGCATTCTTCCTCGTCAAATAGATGAAATGTAATATCTGTATTTCGATTACACAATGAATCGTAATTATCCTTCATAAGTGGCGGTAGATTTTTGGTATGCCATGTAGTATAACATACGTGCGGTATAACGTTAAATTTTGATTCATCGATAACATTTACATAACGAGGATTTTTTATAATATTCCCTTCAGTAAGGTGTGCTGATAAAAATTGCTTATCGAATTCTTTCTTATAACTATTATCATCATATACTGTTGTATTTTTCTTAACAGTTTTTAAATGTTCAATCATATTATGTAAATATTCATCATCAACATCTATTGTATCATCATTTTTTAATATCCCATTCTCATCATCATTCGTTTCGGAAATATTCTGTGAATTATTTTTTTCAAATTTAAGATAAAATGATTCGGTAATATCATAATTTCGCGTTCTACTCGGCATACACATAGTAGGTTGTTGTCTTTTACCACCTGTATTAAATGAATGTTCCAAATAATCATCTGTTACATCATACACTTTTTTTGGAGTAGATACCAATGAAAATTTATGCGGAGGATCCTTTTCTTTTATTGAATCAATAAATTCTTTAGTGTAAAATATTGCCTCATTAATTATATGTTTTGATTGTTTTAATTCTAATAATTCATTTCTGAAATTTCTATTTTCTATTTTAAATTTATTTTCAGGGGTTTTTTTTTTATTAGTAAACATTACTAATAATAAAACAGATTTTATTTATGAAATTCTAACTTTTTAAACTAATTTAAAAAAATGATCCAAAAGAGCCACCTAGAACACCATTCGCTGCTTGTGGTCCACTCATTAAACCTGTGTCTTCATGTTGTTGTTGTTGTTGTTGAGGGGCGCTTCTACTTGTTACGACAGGTGGAGGAGGCATACCGATAGAATCTCCTAAATCTTCAAAGTAATCAGATTGACTCACTGTATGTAACGAACCTCTTTTCTTTACTGGTGCCTGCACACTTGGACCATTCCATAATTCTAAAGCGCGGTCTGTTAAAATATTCACCTTGATGCCCAATTTTGTTTGAATACTTAAAACAATCACTAAAAAGGCTAAAACGACATTCGTTAATGTTAAGTTATCATATTTAAATCCACTGTATGTGGGGAAATAACTAATCGTTCTATGAATCAAAATTATTCCACAAAACATGATGATAATTTGTAGAAAGATTTCGACTAAAAGTTCCAGTGTTGCCTTTTCACCATCCGCCTCTGGAATAAAACGTTGTACTAGTTTATTCAATAAAACAATGGGAAGAATACCTAAAGTAGCATATTGGGCGATATTCAGAATCTCTGCTTTACCTTCCTCCGTAGTTGAGAAAACATGAGATAATAGAGATTTTTTATTTATATCACGGGCTTCTTGAAGAATATCCATTATTTGTATATAGTGGATATATATTTTTTTGTTCTTATATAAGATTGATGATTATACAAGACTTTCAATATTAACATTTGATTTTTTATTTTTCAAAAAATGGTTTTTCGGAATAATATTTATTCATAAAATCATTCACCTTTTTATAATAATTTCGTCTCTCTGTAGCACTATCTATTTTTACATCATTAATGCAATAAAACTTTGGTTTTAAATGATTAATATATGCTAATTTTTGTAGTTGTTTATCGTAATTATGGTCTATATAAATGATATCATTTTGATAAAAATTAAATATTTCAGCAAGACCATTATCATAAGCGAATTTAGCTATCGGTCCGTGTTGTTGTTGACACCAATGATGTAAATTTTGTTTACTACAGAACGCACCTCCAGTTCCTCTTCTTCGTTTTATGCTTTGTACCCAATTAGTATAATCACCGTATTTTTTTTGGAAATCTTTAATTATACTTTTTTTATTCGCAAATGGGATATGATTGGCTATACCACAATATTGTGGTAATTTAATATTCATTTTGGATTGCTTATTCTCAATTACCATTGATTTACAATTCTTTATTCGGTCAGCATCAACAATAATTTTACTACCATCTTGGTTAAAAAAATCCAAATAAGAAACATTATTGCCTAAATAAAAATCATCGTTGAAATAAATAAAATTTTCAGACAATCCTGGTATATTAACAATTGTAGTTTCAATTGAGTTTGAATTTTTTGAAGGCAAATTGCGTTTATTAATGAACGAATCATTATGGTCCACTATAACGATTTTGTTAGAATACTCTTTATTAAACCAACTTGGTTTTGTTTTAGGTGGATTCATCAATATGTATATTTTATTTACCCATGGTGCGTATTTCATTACAGACCTCAAACTATACTTTAATTCATTGTTATTCGACGTTCTAGCATTATCTGAATGATTTTCACCAGCCCAGGTATATACAACATCTATTGGAAATGGTGGATTATTATTATTATTATTGTCCATTCCTTCTTTCGCATCTGTATGAAATAAACTATAAATAATGATTATTATTAATATAATAGACAATGCTAAATTGCGACTTCGCATGTATATATATTTCATGTATAAAAAGTTATCAAAATCTTTTGATATATTATTTCTTTAATAATTTATCTATTACAAATATATATATATATATAACAAATGGCTACAGAAATTAACAAATACACATTTGATACAACCAATATAACTGTTCCTGTAAATAGTGAATTGAGTAGTGACGCTCCAAGTTTAGCATCGGTAAGTGGAACTACTCTTACACTCGCATCTACAACTTCGTCATCCTCTGGTACATTTAGTTTAGCACACCCCTTAATACAATTAGGGGCAGACATTGATGGAAGTAATAATGACGATTATTTTGGTAATGCTGTATCTTTAAGTGCGGATGGAACAATTATGGCGGTTGGTGCTTGGCAATACGGTAATCATAATACAGGACAAGTCTCGTTTTATAAATATAGTAGTGGGTCATGGTCAGCATTGGGATCAAGTATTACAGGTTCCGAACAACATTCATACTTTGGTTATTCAGTATCTTTAAACGCAGATGGTACAAGGGTCGCAATTGGTGCGTATGGTGCGGATGATGGTGCCGGGGCAAGGTCAGGGCGTGTACAAGTGTACGAATATAGTAGTAGTACTTGGTCACAATTAGGTTCAGATATTTCCGGTGAATATTATGAGGATTATTCTGGCTGGTCCGTGTCTTTAAATGATGCTGGTTCAATTGTAGCAATTGGTTCTCATAGACATAAAACTGGAGGTCATACTGGTACAGAGAATGGGCGGATACAAGTGTACGAATATAGTAGTAGTACTTGGTCACAATTAGGTTCAGATATTGATGGTGTTAATGCAGGTGAACATTTTGGTTATGATGTTTCTTTAAATTATGACGGAACAATTCTAGCAGGTGGTGCTGGTCAAACGACGGGGTATGTGAGAATTTATCAATATATTAGCGGGTCCTGGACTCAATTAGGTGATACAATAGTGGGTGATTCTTTTAGTGGAGGGTCATCCGATATGGCTGGTCGGTCTATATCTTTAAATTATGATGGTACAATTGTTGCTATTGGTGCATCTGGTAATAACGGTGCTGGAACCGATTCAGGAACTACACGAATTTATAAATATAGTACTAGTACTTGGTCACAATTAGGTTCAGATATTGATGGTGAAACAGCATGGGACTATTCTGGTTATGATGTAGCGTTAAACAATGACGGTGATATTATCGCAATAGGTGCTCATTATAACAATGGTAATGGAAGTAATAGTGGACATGTAAGAATTTATAAATATACAAATAGTTCTTGGTCACAAATTTGTACTGATACTGATGGTGAAGCCAGTAGTGATGAAAGTGGATTTTCTGTAGCATTAAATGCGGACGGCATGACGCTCGCAATTGGGGCTCCGTATAACGATGGTGGTGGTAGTAATAGTGGACAAGTAAAGGTATATGAAGTTCCTACCGTCACCAATACAACATATAATTACAATGTTACAATGGCTACAGAAATTAACAAATACACATTTGATACAACCAATATAACTGTTCCTGTAAATAGTGAATTGAGTAGTGACGCTCCAAGTTTAGCATCTGTAAGTGGAACTACTCTTACACTCGCATCTACAACTTCGTCATCTTCTGGTACATTTAGTTTAGCACACCCCTTAATACAAGTCGGATCAGACATACAAGACGGGGGTACAGATGCTAGAAGTGGACATTCTGTTAGTTTAAGCGATGACGGCACAATAATGGCGGTAGGTGCGTATGGAGAAAGTAGAGATGGAGATGCTAATGTAGGTGCTGTAAGAGTATATAAATATATTAGCGGTTCTTGGTCACAAATTGGAAGCACACTTAGAGCAGAAACCCAAGAATCTTCCGATACATTTCCTGACGATTGGTTTGGATATTCAGTAAAATTAAATTCAGCAGGTAATATCCTAGCCGTAGGTGCTAGACGTGATAATGGTCCTTATGGGAACCAAAAACGTGGTTCTGTAAAAGTTTATATATATAGTGGTAGTTCTTGGAGTAGACGAGGTTCGGATATAGATGCATGGCGTGATGACTATGGTGCTAAATGGGGGATGTCGGTAGCATTAAACGACGCAGGAACAATTCTAGCAGCCGGGGCTCCAGATGGTTCAACCGATAACGATACTACTAATCGAGGACTTGTTCGTGTTTATAGATATATTGGTTCAGATTGGACAAGAATAGCCTACACAGAGGTCGGAGAAGTCAATAACGACTATTTTGGATGGAATGTAGCATTAAACTCAAGTGGAAGTATTTTAGCAGTAGGTGCTATTAAGAATGACGGCGGTGGAACAGATTCGGGTGCAGTGCGAGTATATAGTATCAACACAACAGCTACTACATTTACGCAAAGTTTATCGAGAATAGGTGGAGACATTGACGGTGAAGATGATGGAGATTATTTTGGATATTCAGTAGATTTAAATGGTGATGGAACAATTTTAGCAATTGGAGCAAATAAGGCTGAAGGCGGTGGTAGTAATAGAGGACATGTGAAAGTATATGAATATAGCAGTACTTCGTGGTCACAGATAGGTGATAATATTACTGGTAGTTCTTCTGGTGATCAAAGTGGAATAACTGTTTCAATAAGTTCTGACGGCACAATCCTAGCAATAGGTTCATTTGGAAACTATGTAAAATTATATAAATATAGTAGTGGTTCTTGGTCACAAATATCTATCACTTTAACTGGAGTAGGTGCCTTCGGTTATTCTATATCTTTAACTTCCGATGGTTCATACTTGGCGGTGGGTGCTCAAAATGCTGAATCACTTGATGGAAGTGCTTCTGTATATCAGATTCCTACCATCACCAATACAACATACATATATAATGTTAATTCGCCAATTAACAATCTATATATTGAGGAAATTCATATTATTACCGATAATGGTTCCCGTTTTTCCGGTAATAATTTACTACATTATGCGAGTGATAATACAAGCGACAGTGGTACATCAGACAGTATATTACATGGTTTAAATACAGACAAAGGTTTAAAATGGGTTGTTAAAGTGACGAATGGTAGTAACGCAGCAATTAACCCGTCTGTTTCTGGTGAACATATACAACTCACCCTAGAAGAAAATGTAAAAACAGAAGGCAAACATTTTTTCTTACAGATGACGTATTCTCAAGATGTATCTATCGGTGTAAATGAAAGTATATATTTTGGATGGTCTGACCAAGGTTATACTATTCTTTCACCTACTGGAAATTGGGGTGGTAGTGGAGATTATCTCATATCTGGAACTGGAAGCACACAAAATGTTTATCTAGCAGACCAAGCAATTGATGGTGATCAGGTAGTGGCTACGAGATTTGTGTTAAGATACGCAGGTAATGGTGGTAGTTATTATATTGAAAAAGTCGGACCATATCATGATGATCCAGGTGATATAGTATGGAAAAATCATAGTGGTGAAACGAATGTCCCAGCGATTCCCTTTTTAATCGCGGGAACATCTTCTACTACTGGATTAAGTGGAACTGGTTCAGTGTCTACTGGTTCATATATAAGAAAAAATGCGGGAAATTTGACCCAAGTTGTTCCTAATAATAACGACAAGGTTGGAGATTGGAACATTTCTAGTGAAAGCACATCGGCTGCTGCAGCAACTGCTGTAACCAGTAATACTACATTTACGAATTCATTAACAACTGATGTTGGATTAACTACAGAACAAATTGGAAATATAACAAGTCAACTTAATGTTAGTACTAGTAATACAAATGGATTACAGTATAATGGTTCTATTAATATTCCTGATAAAAATTTATCTGAAATTACGGAAA